GTAGCGCAGCGAGCCGGCTCAGCACCTCCGTCGGCGGGATCTTCGGGATGGTGGGTGCCGGCGCGGGCGCGGCGGATGATCGTCTGGTCATGCGAGTCCCTTCCTGTTGGGGTTCGCATGCAGGCGCTCACTGGCGGCGGAGTGTAGGCGAATGTCTCCCAACCCCCGGGCTATCTCGGCCTCCCGGGCATAGTCCTCGGCAGCGCGGCTGCGCAGCCGCACCAGGCCCCTGGCCAGGATGCCGCAGACCTCACGAAGGTGCGGCGGGAGGTGAGCGTTCAGTCCCACGGGCGGTGGCTTCATACTTAGCCCTACCCGCCGCGGCGGCGATCCGTCCCGATTAGGCGCGGCGGCGTTCCAATTGGGGCGCAATCCGCCGCCAGGGCTGGCTCAGCTTCTTCTTGATCGTGCTGGAGTCCGGATGCTCGCCACGATCAGCAAACCACGCCTCCATGCGGCGAACGTATTCCGCCAGCGTCGCCGGCGGCCCGTCCTGGAACATGCTGACCAATGCCTCGGCCCAGAAAGCGTCCCAGTCATAGCGCGGTGCTGCGCCGCGCGCGGCCGGTGGCGGCGCCACGGCAGCGGCTCCGCTGCTGGTCGTCGCCACACCCACCTCCTGCTCCGCCTCAAATCGCAAACGCTCGGCGTGCCGGACGACCAGCCGTTCGCGCGAAACCACGATCGTGCCCGCGTCATCGCCGCGCGCTTCAATACTGATGTAGCGACCTGGCTCTGCCTTGAAGCTGCTGATCGTCTCGGACCCGTTCATGAGGGTCGCCCACGCCTGTGACTGGTGGAGATCTGCGGCGCCCGAGAGGTAGCTGCGCTCGTCGGGGATGTGGCACCAGTCCCGATCATTCACGTCCTCGATGCTGCCCTTTTTGACAGCGAGGCCCGCGACAACGACGGAGAGTGTGAGCTCATTGGCCGCGACGAAATTCGCCACGTCCAATTCCGTCACGCCCCAACGCTCACAGATCTCGGCCAGCCCATAGCAGGGCTTCCTCACAATTCGGCCGCCCACGACATTCATCCCTTCCCGACAAAGCGCAACCGCCGATACGCCTGCACTACTTTCGCCATATCCTTCCGCATGTCGGGCGGCAGTCGCTGCGCCTCGACGAACAGATCATCCATCCGCACGCCGAGAATGGCGGCGGCGCGCTCTATCAGCTCGTCGCGGGGCGGATTCTCCTGGTCGCGCTCGATGCGCGACCAATAGGCCGCCGAGATTTCCAATCGCTCCGCAAAATCGTTCAACCCGATGCCGAGCGCAGTCCGTCGCTCGCGGATGACCGATCCAAAGCTCACCGTTGCTCTCCTTGAATCAGCCCGTAGCGGCTCAGCCGCACGGCGATGAATCGTTCTGATACGCCAAAGTCACCTGCCAGCGCGGCGACCACGCCCTCAATCAGCTCACACGGATTGTCGCCGGCCAGGACCCGACAACCCTGCCGTCCCCGATGCGGCGCATGCACCGTGCGCAGCCGCTCCGACCGCGCGTGCGCCAGCATGCGCAGATGGAGCTGCACCGGCGGTGCCAGCAGCGCCCCCATGAACTCATTCGCCCTGCGCTCGGAGGCCGCGGTGGTCCGATCGAGCAGCGCGCTCGGGCCGGCCGTCACCGCGCGGTAGCGCCGTGCCGGTTCGCCGAGCGCCACTGGCACGTCGAACACGACGTGGCCCAGCTCATGCGCCGCGGTGCTGATCGCGAGGTCCGGCCGGCCGGCCACCATGCGCGCATTCACCGAGACCAGCGCCGTGCCTGGCATGTCGGGATCCGTCTCGCAGACGCCGAGCACCGCCTCGCCGCAGGCATCGTGCACGGGGTGGTCGAGCTCCCAGGCGACCAGGATGGCCCGGCCATTCGCCGATACCGTCCGCGTGGCGCCGATCAGTGCGGCGAGCGGAAGCGCGAATCCACCAGGCTCCGTCATGGCCTGGCGGCGCACCTGCGCGGCGACTGCCCATAGGGTCTGGGCCGACAACGGCCGAGGCGCGCCCGAGGCGGCGTGATGCGGGTACTCAACGGTGATGGACATGCCGGGATCATGACGAAATGCTGTGCGATCGATCAACAGCGTTGTTCCCTTCCTGTTCGCCCATCCCCGATATCCACAGGCGACTGGCTGAGGGAGCAGTTCCCGCATGGGTGGGGCGGAAATCGGCGGGCTATCCATCGGATTTTCGGCGAAATCGGCCATAAGTCTCTGAATTAGCAATGGGGAATAAATCCCAGGCCACCTCAATTCCCCATTGCGCCCCATTCCGCCTCTCCGCCCCAGCAGGTCGTGTAGTTGCTTCTGGACGTCATAGCCGCCCAGCAGGAGCCCCGCCGAATGCCCACCCAGCTTTCCCTCGCCGATCTCGACGTCGTTCACCCGCTCGCCGAACGCTACGCGCAGCGCCTCTGCCGCACCCTGGGGCGCCCCAGCCATGAGCGGGAGGACATGGAGCAGGACATGCTGCTCGACCTCCTGGCGCGGTTGCCCGGCTTTGATCCGGCGCGTGGGAGGTTGGCGGCCTTCGCCACGGTCTGCTTCCAGCATCGCGCATCACGTCTCGCCACCCGCCTTCGCCGCGAGAAGCGCGAACGGCACGAGGCGTCGCTCGACGATGCGGTGCCGGGCCAGGAGGAGGAACTGACCCTCGCCGACATCATCCCCGAATCGGAGGGGTATGCGGCGTGGTGTGGCCAGCAGACCGACGCGGTGTCCGCACTGGAGCGCCGCCTCGACCTGGATCGCGCCGGCGCCGTCCTGGACCAGCGCGACCACAGCATCTGCGCAGCCCTGACGCAGTGCACGCCGCACGAACTCGGCCAGCAGGGCCCGCTGCCGCGCTCGGTTCTGTACCGCCGCATCCGCGAAATGCGCCTGCGGTTGCTCGCCGGCGGCATCGCCGCGGCTGCCTGAGACGGATCAGCGACGGGCTGGGTAGGGCTATGGAGCCGGCTTGGGTCATCTTGAGTCGTTCGCCGGGTTGGATAGCGCTGCCGCCGGCAAGAGAGACGAGCTTACCCAAGTGCACCCAAGCCGGCTCTATAAGTATGGACACCAACATCACCGACATCCGCGCAGTGTCGAAGCCTCTCACCGAGGCGTCGCTCTGCACCTGGCTGGGCGCCGCGGCTCCTGGCGACAGCATCACCTACCACCGCGGCGCGCTCGCCCGGCAGGTCTGCCCGCAGTTGCAGTGCCTGCCCGAGCCGGAGCGCACCGCCCTACAGCGCCTGGCGGCCCGCGCCCGGAAGCTGGCCGAGCTCGGCCTGGCGGACATCGTGCAGCGCCGCCACGGCTACGAGGACTACGCCTACATCCTCGTCGCCCGCCGCCGGCCGCGTCGCTATGCGTCGTCCATCCTGCCGCTCCTGCTCGCGGAGGCCGCGTGATGGACGCGCCCCGCACCAACCGCCCCACCCTCGACGCCCTGCGCCACATGCCGGTGAGCGACGTGATCGCGCTCCCCGCCGAGCACCTCGCGCTGCTGCAGACCGATGCGCGCGAGGCTCTCGATGCCGCCAAGCGCATGCAAGGTTGGATCGAGGCCGCGATCGCGCTCCGCTACGAGCAGCGCGCCATCGGCGCCCGTGCCGCGGCCGGCAAGGACACCGGCACGGTCCGCTTCCAGGACGGCGCCGTGGAGATCGCCGTAGATCTGCCGAAGCGGGTGGAATGGGACCAGACGCGGCTCGCCGCGCTGTCGGAGCAGATCCGCGCTGGCGGCGAGGATCCCAGCCAGTATGTCGAGGTCAGCTTCAAGGTCTCGGAGCGGGCCTATACCGCCTGGCCTGAGCGCATCCGCGCGGCCTTCGAGCCGGCCCGCACGGTTCGCACGGGCCGCGCCACCTATCGCCTCGCCATCCTCTCCGATGTCGCGCAGCGCGACAGCCCGCATGCCGCAGGCATCCTCCCGCTGCGGGGAGGCCGCTGATGGCGCTGCGCATCATCACCGCAGACGAGCGGCAGGCCGAGGAACGCGGCGTCAAGGTCGCCCTCCTCGGCAAGCCCGGTATGGGCAAGACCTGGCTTCTGAACACCACCTGCGCCGTGACCACGCTCTTCATGGATCTCGAGGCGGGCGATCTCGCCGTGCAGGGCTGGCGGGGCGCTTCGATCCGCCCGCGGACGTGGGAGGAATGCCGCGACCTGGCGCTGTTCCTCGCCGGCCCGAACCCCGCGCTGCGCGACGACCAGCCCTATTCCGCAGCCCAGCATGCGCGGGTCGTTCGCGAATACGGCGATCCGGCGCGCATGGACCACTACGTCACGCTGTTCATCGACAGCATCACCGTCGCCGGGCGCCTCTGCTTCCAGTGGTGCCGCGGCCAGCCCGAGGCCTTCGCGGAGCGCACCGGCAAGCCTGACGTGCGCGGCGCCTACGGCCTGCTTGGGCGCGAGATGATCGCATGGCTCACGCATCTGCAGCACGCCCGCGGCCGCAACGTGATCTTCGTCGGGATCCTCGACGAGAAGCTCGACGACTTCAATCGCCGCGTCTTCAGCCTGCAGATCGAGGGCAGCAAAACCAGCCTCGAACTGCCCGGCATCGTCGATGAGGTGCTGACGCTGGCGGAGATCAAGGACCAGGGCGGACAGCCGTTCCGGGCGCTGGTCTGCCAGACGCTGAACCCCTGGGGCTATCCAGCCAAGGACCGCAGCGGCCGGCTCGACCTGCTGGAGCCACCGGACCTCGGCCGCCTCTTCGCGAAGATCCGCGGAACGGAAGCACCCAGTGCGGCGGCGCCCGCGCTGACGGCCCCGCTCATCACTGCCGCCACCGACACCCCCACCACCTGACCGGAGGAGAAGCACCATGGCTTCTTAGAACGACTGCAACGACGCACAGTCGAACCCGAACCTGATCCCCAAGGGCACCATCGCCAAGGTGCGCCTGACCATCCGCCCCGGTGGCTTTGATGATCCGAGCCAGGGCTGGACCGGCGGCTACGCCACGCGCGGCAGCACCGGTGCTGTCTATCTCAATGGCGAGTTCACCGTGCTGGAGGGGCCCCACGCCAAGCGGAAGATCTTCACGCTGATCGGGCTCTACAGCCCGAAGGGGCCGGAGTGGGCGGGGATGGGCCGCAGTTTCCTGCGCGGGATGCTGAACTCCGCGCGCGGCATCTCGGACAAGGATGTTTCGCCCGAGGCGCAGGCGGCGCGCCGCATCGGCGGCTTCGCGGATCTCGATGGCCTCGAGTTCGTGGCGAAGATCGAGCACGGGACCGACGCCGGCGGCGAGACCAAGAACGAAATCCGCATGGCGGTGACGCCGGACCATCGCGATTACGCGCAGGCGATGGGCCGCATCGCTGCGCCGGCCGGATACGCACCGCCTGCCTATGCCCCGCCGGCACAAGGCTACGCCCCGCCCGCGCACACGGCGCCGCCCGCCGCGCCGGCCATCCACCAGGGCGCCTTCCCGGCCGCTGCGCCGCAGCCCACCGCTGGGGCCGATCCTCGCCCGGCCTGGGCGCGCTGAGGGAGGGCCGCACCAGCATGATGCTCCGCCCCCGCCAAAAGCTCTTCGTCGAGCGCAGCCTCCGTGCGCTCGGTGAGCACGGCAACACCCTCGGCGTCGCCCCGACCGGCGCCGGCAAGACCATCATGCTGTCGGCGGCGGTGGGCGAGCATGTCGGCAGCAGCGCGGCCAAAGCCGCTGTCCTCGCCCATCGGGATGAGCTCACGGCGCAGAACCTGGCGAAGTTCCACCGCGTGAATCCCGGCATCTCCACTTCGGTGGTGGATGCCGGCCAGAAGTCCTGGGGCGGCCAGGTCACCTTCACCATGGTGCCGACACTGACACGCCAGGCGAACCTGGAGGCGATGCCGGCGCTGGACCTGCTGGTGATCGACGAGGCGCACCACGCCGTCGCGGACAGCTATCGCCGGATCATCGATCGCGCGCTGCAGCGCAATCCTGACTGCCGAATCTACGGCGTCACCGCCACGCCGAACCGCGGCGACAAGGTCGGGCTACGGCAGGTCTTCTCCAACGTCGCCGATCAAATCCGGCTCGGCGAGCTGATCGCCTCCGGCCACCTGGTGCCACCCCGCACCTTCATCATCGATGTCGGCGTCCAAGACGAGCTGCGCGCGGTGCGCCGCAGCGGTGATGACTTCGACATGGGCGAAGTTGCCCGCGTCATGGACACGGTGCCGGTCACCGACGCCGTGGTGAAGCACTGGCAGGAGAAGGCCGGCGGCCGCCAGACGGTGGCCTTCTGCTCGACGGTTGCGCATGCCGAGCACGTTGCCGCGGCCTTCAACGCCGCTGGCGTCCCCACGGTCGTGGTCACCGGCGACATGCCAGACGGCGAGCGGCGCTCGGTCCTCGCGGCTTACGCCAGGGGCGAGGCGCGCATCGTCGTGAACGTCGCGGTGCTGACCGAGGGATGGGACCACCCGCCCACCTCCTGCGTCGTGCTGCTGCGTCCGAGCTCCTTCAAATGCACCATGATCCAGATGGTCGGCCGCGGACTGCGCACCGTCGATCCGGTCGAGCATCCCGGCATCGTCAAGCGCGACTGCATCGTGCTCGACTTCGGCACTTCCTCGCAGATTCACGGCTGCCTGGAGCAGGACGTCGATCTCGACAGCCAGCCCGGGGAGGGCGAGCCGCCGACCAAGACCTGCCCCTCCTGCGAGACCGAGGTGCCGATCGCGGTGATGGAGTGCCCGATCTGCGGCCACGCCTTCGAACCCCGCGGGCGCGAGACGGCGCCGCTCACTGACTTCATCATGACGGAGATCGATCTCCTCCGCCGCTCCGCCTTCCAGTGGTACGATCTGTTCGGTGATGACGCCGCCCTGCTGGCCAATGGCTTCAACGGCTGGGCGGGCATCTTCTTCCTGAACGGCGCCTAGCACGCGGTCGGCGGCGCGAAGGAGG